ATTTCAGGATATTCCAGGGCACTCCATGATCCAGAAGATAAAGCATCTCCTGAAACACAGAGTGCCCACTCAGTTTTTTGCTGTAGCCACCACAGCCTCTTCGTCCTGTTCCTGCTGGAAAAGAGGATGAAGAGCCGCTACTCCAATTTTGCCCAACCGGCGCGCCAGGTCACGAATTTCTTCCTTGGTCCCTGGCATTTGCACAGGAACCCCGTCAATCGCCGTGACAGAGCAAATCATTTCTGCATATCCAAGCCACGTGGCCGCGGCAGGACCATTTACCGCCGAACCTGCGGCTTCAATCAGATCCAGCATATCTGCCGGATCAATTTCTTTCAGAGCCAGACAACGCCCATCCGAAAGAGACACACTTCCCGGAAGTACACTCACGAGATTTTCGTCCTTGTAGAAGCAAAGAACTGAACCGTCTGGTGAACCATCTGGTCAGATTGCCACGCATCATTTTTCAGCTTGATGGAAATATTCGTATATTCCCAGGTGCTGGTCGTTCCGTCCGGTTCCGTCACGTACTGATAAATCGTACCACTGCCGACCGTACCCGCATTCCAGTAAGCCGCCTCAATCGCAGCCACCAGATTATCGAGCGCAGCACTTGCCCGGGCAATCTGAAAGGAGCCTCTCCAGCCATTTGGAACATTAAATTCCACGGGCATTCCGTTAAGCGGACTGGCACGCAGAGCATGTGTCTCCTGCGACGCCCCAAAAGACGTCACATCCCGAAGATCAACGCGCTGCCCGTTCCACAGAACCGTAATCCGGCAATCCCGGCCAATGCTGTATGGATTTGCCATGCTCAGATGCTCCCGCCTGCAGACGTCACCGTCACGGATGCGCCCCCCTGCAGGTTCACCACAAATTTCTCGTTGATCCCCTGATAACGCACAGCAACGTCCGCCTGCACGTAGCCAAGTGCTGTCCGTGTCTGAGGATTATTGGAACTGTCACAAACTACACTGTAAGGCAGTTCACCGTTCTGAACACCCAGAATTCCCTGAGACAGCAAAGACGACAGAAAACCGAGAAGCGTCGAGCGAATATCCGAAAACAGCGTGTCATTCACAACCTGACCAACATAAGCCCCCATTCCTCCCGCCAGAGAGGATGCGATATAATTGGTCAGTCTCGTGTAGTTATCGCCATTTACAGTCGCCTTGCTCGATGCATTATGCCCACAACGCACAGCCCAGTAGGAACCGCCCGGCGCAGGATTGCAAATAACATCAATCCCCGCAGTAAACAGCGTGGAAAGCTCTGCCGTAGAATATGTTGCGCTACTGCCGCTCAGGCCTGATTTCTGGCTACCAACAATCCCCGCCAGTGCCTTATTGAGACTTGACTGCTCAGGCGAAAGCGCGGTCAAAATGCCTGCCGAAAAAGCCTGCGGGCTGACAAGCATCATTCCATTAACGTCATCATTCCACCACAGCCAGTCACCAAACATCAGCTTGACGGCGGATGAATCCAGCCCACTGGCAGCTTTGACTGACACAGCATTCGTCACGTTATCGTAAGAAGGCCCCGTAGCAATCATATACGTCCCTTCTCCAAGGCCAAAAGCGGCTTGGGAAGAATAAGACGCGCTGTCAGTAACACCGTGTAAAAGTGCTATCGCACATCCCTGCCCTCTCAGGGCATACATACCCGTTCGAACGATGTCATCTTTCCCCAAAAAAGACGAGACAGAGGGTGCTCCACCATCCAGACCACCCGACAAAGTCACACTACCAACTGCGATATCAGGAACCGTTTCTGGCAAATGCACAACAATCAGAGCTGACAGGTCCTGCTCAACAGCCGCCGCAAGTGTTGACCAGTTACTACCGGCATAACTGGCAAACCCCAACACAGGATGGGAAACCGCCAGCGCATATCCCGCCCCTGTTGCACTGACAGTCGCAATAATACCATTGCCCGCCGTGCCCGTATGAACAGCCTGAAGCGATACATCACCAAAACTGCCAGAGGCCGCTACATCCGTCCCATCCGTAACACGGACCACCACGAAAGAAGACGCCCCCTGCATGGCAGCAATATTCACAGCCAGACCTGCATCAGTCACAGCATTCTGTTTCGCGCCAAATGCCGCAAGGTAATCACTCATTCCCCCGACAGGCACAGGTGAGCCCACAGGGCCCCAGCCCGCAGTTCCCACAATACCAAGCTTGGAGGAAGACGCGCCTGTAAGTCCAAGTGTCTGTGGCTGTGCAATTTGCACATACAGATTAGGCACCGTCAGTGCCGTCGTATTCAGCGTACCCGCCTGATAAACCAGAGACATCCGCCGGTATTTCTCCCACAATAAAAAAAACCTTCTGCTCCAGGTCCGGAACAGAAGGCTTTTCCAATTAAATTCTTTTGCTTTTCAGTCTGTCGAACTGACAACCGTACCAAACTGATTCAACGCCATTCCTGGATATTCAGAACGGGCAGACACAGAAACCGCCGCAGCAGCCATCGCCTCCAGCGCCCGCGTCACAACGTCTTCCTCCGATGCAGGTGCGATGGCACCAAAGCCAACGTCCTGCCCCCCGGCGTCAATAGTCCCTACCCCAAACATCATGTCAGCCGCCCACTGGGTCTGGAGCGTGTCGAAAATCAGCTCATAGAGATAATCCCGGCGATAAACTGCCTGATTCTGCATGGCATCCACATCTTCAACACCCACAAACTTCAACTGCGCCTGTCGGCCATCCAATGTCGAGATCCAGCTTTTCTCCGCAAGAGCCGTATCAAGAGATACCCCAATTATATCCCTAACACTGGCATCCGCGGTCCAGACTGAAACACGATACAATTGACTCTGCCGGCGGCTAACTCGAACCGACTCCCCATATCCGACAACGTTTCCCAGAACCGAAACACCCGGCACGCTAACGAGCGCCCCCTCAACAGTCCCATTCGGCAACTGGCTCGCCAAAGTAGCAGCCACACTTTCTGCTGTATCCTGTGCTGTCACCGCATAAGCAGCCGTCGTCTGAAGAGCACCTTCATACCAAAGGCCAACAACCCCTGAAGGAGCCAGACTTTCCGGAAAAACAATCTGGACAGATTGCCCTTTCTGAAGAACGGAAACAGTCGGCAGAATACGCGCCTGAACCTGCCACGGACGTCCCAGAGGTTCCGGTACGGTCGCGCCCTTCCGGGCAGACATCGTAACGGTTACGAAATCAGTATGATTTCGAATATTCTGAGCTGTAAAAATATCACTCGGCAAAAGCCAGCCTCGCCGAATAACGGCCTGCCGTCCGGTAATGGAGGGTTTTTCCAGACCGTCCGGATACAATACTTCCGCACAGACATACGCCAGCGCCTGGCTCATCTGAGAGGCATCCGCCATATCCATTTCCTCTCAGATCTGCTGCAAAGACATCGTGCAACGTAAACCCCAGTCAGATATTTCAGAAGTATTCACCGTGTAGGTTACATCAAGATCTGTCGTGACCGTCATGTACGGCTGAAGCATGACACCAGAAAGAAGTGGCAGATACATGACGAATTGACCGGGCTTCACCGAGCCCGGAACGCCACTCCCCGCACCCTCTCCTTTTGACCTCAAAACAATTGCAGCAGGACAATCCTCAACAACATTTCCCTCTGTTCCGGTCACGCCGCTGACCTGTACAACCCGACTGCATGCAACACACAAGGGCGGCCTCAAATCTTCAACCGCCGCTACAAAAAACGTTTTCCCAGCGCATGTCAGAATGTCCCCGACCAACGTATCATCCCGTCGATCCGTCAGAACATATTCCATAACCTTGCCCCAGCCAGGAACGCGGGAAAATGAAAAAGAAACATCCGCGTCAAAAGCCAGCATTGGATGGGCATAAACATCCTGCATCGGCTCTAACGGGTTATCAGGCCGATACTGCACACCTGTCTGTCCCAAAATACCCGCTGCTTTTGCATGTCCTTTACAGATTCTTGATGCAATCAGTTCCAGATGCATCATGCCTCCTTCAAATCACTACGGCACGACCATCCTGCAGCTCCAGACCACCCGTTACGCCGAGAAACGCACAGAGACGACGCCGCCAGAGCGTAAAAAGCGTCACCCGGTCCCGCAATTCATGACCATTGTGATACCAACTCGCAGCCTGCGCCGTATCCAGATTGTCCGAGGCCCCAAGAAGAGCCGTTTCAAGAGGACAAAGCTGCAACAGATAAAGCCTGATCTGTTGCAGCTCTGCGCCCGACAGGTTCCCCATACGCCATTCAAGCGCTCCCTCAACCTGAAAGAAGCGCCAGGATTCCTGTCCTGTCTCCCGAGATCCGACCGCCGGATACCCGCAAAACCTCCGGACATCCATTTTCTCTCCTTCCGTCAAAGGAGCAGAAGACAGACTTGCCGTTCCAGACATAGTTTTCCCCTGACCTGAAAAGGCCCCATGTCCCCATGAGACCCCAGTTCATTTTCAGAACGTCATACCCAGCGCATCCGTGCCAAGACTCTCAATCACGACACCACGCTTCAGATAGCTGTTGGTCGCTGTCGGAATGACATTCGTATCCGCCGTCACATCCGTCGGAAGCGCAAAACCACCAATCCAGTACCAGGACTGCGCAATGATCTGCCGCAG